CGTATCGACTCCAGCGGTCGAGTTGGGATTGGTACGGCGAGTCCTGAAACTCTTTTAATGGTTGAGCAGGCTGGAACATATACAGGAGTCCACGACACCGCTGGATTAAAAATCAGAAACGCAGCAGCCACAACAGGTGTAAGTAATCCGTATGGTGCTATATCTCTATCAAAAGGTACTGGTTCAGCGGGTATAGCTGCAATAGGTGATAGTGCTTCGGATGCTGATGTTGTTGGACTAGGCTTTTTTGTACACGGAAGCACGACAGGAACAGACGCAGCCACAAGAGCTATGACTATCAACTCCAGCGGCCAAGTTTTTGTAGGGACAACAGATAACAGCACAAGCGTTGGAAATCTTATTGTCAAATCTGACTCAAACGCACATGCAATTACGATTGAAGAACCTGCTGGTGCTGGCGAAACGTGGCAAATAGGTGTCGATGTTGATGGAGATTTAGGTTTCTATAACAGCACCTCTACAACTGCTTCAGTGACACTTGATGACAGCGGCAACGTCGGGATTGGTACTACCACAGTAAACCGAAAGCTGGAAGTCTCTGGCAACAACAACGCAGGATCAAAAGCCAACTTTATTCGCATCACGGACACAGATACCTCTGCTACAGCAGCAAACCCACAAGGCGGCATAGAATTTTATACGAGCGATACTGGTAACGAAAATGTTACCGCAAGCATTGTAAATTTATATGCAGGGTCTGGTGCTGGTAGCGAGCTTACTTTTAATACTGCGCCTAGTGGCTCGGCTGGTGTATCAGAACGCATGCGCATCGACTCAAGCGGCAACGTCGGGATTGGTGTTAGTCCAGCTAAAACATTAGACGTTAGAACTTCTAGCGGCAGTGACGCTGTTATTCGTGTCGGCTCTTCAAGCTCCATCGGAATCAACGTAAATGTTGGAGCTATTGAATTTTATTCGGCAGATGCAGATGACGCTGGAGTAAAAGCCAGCATTGCAAACTACGTTACTGGAAACGAAGGGCCGGGCGGGGCAGTAGACGGTAATTTAATTTTTAGCACTACTGACTCTGATGGTGGTGGTAATGATTCTCCAACAGAACGCATGCGTATCGACTCGCAGGGGCAAGTCAGACTGTCAAACACTACCCCAGTTTGGGACACATCATTTAGCTCGCTTGTGACCAAAGGTGGATTTGTTGGCTCGCAACTCGCCGACTATTTGTACTCAGGCCAAAACGCGTATTACAACGGTGGATTTAAATTTTCAACGGCAGCTAATGCAACTATCTACGAACAAAGTTTCGGCGCACACACTTGGTATAGAAGTACAGATGTATCACCAGCAGCAGACGCCACAATAACTCTTGAAGCAGCCATGACGCTTGATGCCAGCGGCAACTTGCTGGTTGGGAAGCTAAGTTCAACCGGGGTTGGCACAAGAAACATTGAAGTATCAAACGCAAGTTCTGCTACTGTCCAAATTGAAGGCGGAACAAATGAGTGGTCGTTGCTGGTTTCCTCTGCGGCTGACGCTTTAAGGTTTTATGAAGATTCAACCGAACGCATGCGCATCGACTCCAGCGGCAACTTGTTGGTTGGGACTACTGATACAACGCCTTGGGATAATTCAACAGCAACAGCAGCCGACGATGGTATCTTTTTAGGCGGTGGTCGATTAGGTCTTGCAAAATGGGGCGGCGTTCCTCTGCTTGTAAACAGAACAGACAGTGACGGCGAAATTGCAATTTTCTACAAAGACGGCGCACCAGTCGGTAGTATTGCTTCTACCGACGGAACAGATTTACAAATTGGCTCAGGCAATTGTTACTTACGTTTTGACGATGCAACTAATCAAATTCTTCCTACAAATGCCGCTGGTGCAAAGCGTGACAACACCGTTGACTTAGGCGAACCTGATTCACGCTTCAAAGACCTCCACGCAGGTGGTCGCGGCTTTTTTAACCTTTATTCAGCCGGCATTAACAGCGGCAATATCATGGTTGGTGAAGGCGTCTATGTAGGCGCAGCAAACGGCGACAATCAAATACGTTCCAGTTCAGCAGGAGGTGGTTCAGCAACACTGTACATTGGAAACGCTGCCATTCAAGTGTCCTCTGATCAACGATTGAAGACTAATATCGTTGACACCGAAATGAACGCCACAGAAAAACTTAATCAAGTCCGTGTCGTGGATTTCAACTGGGACGATCCATCTGACACCTCATTCAATAACCGTAATGCTCGTGGCAAGTGGACAGGCGTTTTGGCTCAAGAGCTAGTGGACGTTTTGCCTTTTGCAGTAAACGCACCACGGAACGAAGAAGACCTAAGTATTGACGAAGAAAGCGATCAGAAATGGCTAGTCGATCAAGCGCAGATGGTTCCAGTATTGATCAAAGCTATTCAGGAATTAACTGCACGTATCGCAACATTAGAAGGAGCTAACTAATGGTTACATGGACAATCTCAACGCTTGAACGTGAGCTATCTGACGGCGGGGTTTTTATTGCCCATTGGCGCTGCACCGCAGTTGACGGAGACTACTCTGCATCATCATACGGCACTTGCGGCTTTACCTATGACGCATCAAGCCCTGACTTTACGCCTTACGACGACTTAACGGAGTCTCAGGTATTGGGCTGGTGTTGGGCAAACGGTGTCGATCAGGACGCTATTGAGGCATCGCTTGCAGCCAAGATTGAAAGCGACAAGAATCCAACTCAGGCTAATGGAGTGCCTTGGTAATGGAATTACTCTGGGATATCTTCAACTGGCTAACTGCTGCGGTTACGTTGGCCTCGGTGGTGAGTGCTATGACGCCTACGCCGAAGGACGATGCGATTGTGGCAAAGGCTAAGAAGTTTCTTGATCTGCTCGCAGTCAATATCGGGCATGCCAAGAACAAGGACGCCTAATGCTTTATGACCGCGCTAGATGCAATTAATGTGTTATGGCCCGTCGCGGTCGGGTTTGTAACCCTTGTGATTATACTGGCAAAGATGCACGCTGACATCGAGCAGATTAAGGAGAAGGTGCGAACCCTCTTCGATTTGTGGAATAACCGTGATAAATAGCCATGACAGAGCTATCAGAAAATACAACAGTCGAGATCCCTTTGCGGAACTTGGTTGCTTTATCCGCTGGCATTGTCATGGCGACTACTGCGTATGTCACGCTTGATACCCGGATTACCGGGGTTGAGCACGGACACGAGATGCACCAGATGCAGATCCAAGACAACGCCGATTTTGTTCGGGAGTGGCCGCTTGGTTTGCGAGGTGCGTTGCCTGATGATCTGATCCAAAACGCTAAGATTATGGCGTTAGAAGAAAAGATCAAAGAAATGAACGACATCGAAAAAGACATGCGTGCGATGGAAATTGAACTTGGCCGCTTACGCAGCCACACCGAAACACAGGAACAAAAGATAGAAACGCTTTTTGAACTGTGGAATAGTAAAGTCGCTAAAAACTAGGAGACTAATATGAGTGAAGTGGAGCAACAAGAAGTGCAAGAAGCGCAAGAACAACAAAAAGCACAGCCCGTCATCGTTGTAATCGACGACCAAGAATATGACATGAACGAGCAAACAGATGACGCTAAGCAGCATTACGTAGAAGTCGTCAACTTACGTAACCAGATTGCAGAAATACAGAATCAAGTAGCGTCAGCACAACGACAAATGGTCAACCTTCAGGTTGCACTTAACTATAGACAGAATGCACTTAAAGAATCCATTGTGATTGTTGAAGAAGTAGAAGAAGCGGCAGGCTAACATGGCTGAAATATCGTCAATAACGAGGGTTGGCACCAGCGAGCCTTTCGAGCTTCAAGTAGCTAGAGGGCAAATTGCTTGGCATTACCCACTTTTTAAGTTCGGTAATAACTCTTCTGTTACTGATAGTATAGCAACCATATGGGCTGAAGGTGGCTTATATAGTTATTTAACTTCTGCAACCGTCCTTAAAGTTTCTAGTTCTTCGACAGATGATACTTCTGCTGGAACTGGAGCAAGGACGGTTCAGTTATATGGCCTTGATGGTGACTACAACGAAATAACTGAAATTGTAACCCTGAACGGGCAAACCGCAGTCAACACAACCCAATCGTTTTTGAGGATTAATAGAATGATTGTTCGTTCTGCGGGTTCGGGGGGCGCAAATGCTGGAGTTATTTACGCGGGCACAGGAACGGTAACGACTGGGGTTCCAGCAAATGTATACGCAAGCATTAATGGAGTTACTGGTTCAAATCAAAGCCTAATGGCTCTTTGGACAGTGCCTGCGGGTCACACTGGGTATATGCTTCAATATGATGTATCGAATGGAACTACCTCCAACACCCCTGCGGTATGCAAATTAATTTTGGCGGTCAGGCCATTCGGAGAAGTATTTCAGTCAAAGGACGTTAAGTCTTTGACAACAGGTATGCATATTGAAGAATCCTTTACGATCCCACAAAAATTTACAGAGAAGTCGGACATCGAAGTACGGGCAGTATCGTCATCTGCTTCCGTCACTTTCGACATTTCTGCTGCGTTTGAGATTGTATACATTAGGAATAGTTCATGAACATTGCAGAGGAAGCCCTAAAAAAGATTGAAATCCATGAAGCTGAGTGCAAGATCCGGTACCAGAACATAGAGAAACGGCTTGACGAAGGAGGCCTTAAGTTCCAACGACTAGAACGCATGGTGCTTGCTATATATCCGTTTATTCTAGGGGCTATCGTATTTGCTGAATGGATGAGGATGTAGTATGAAATTCGGTGCGATTAAAGGTTTGATTGGGGCGGTCGCCCCGACACTTGGGCAGGCTCTTGGTGGGCCTCTTGGTGGTACCGCAGCACAAGCCATTGCGCAAGTCTTAGGGTGCAAGCCTGATGAGAAGAGCATTGAGAAAGCCGTACAGACTGCGACGCCCGAACAACTTGCGGAGATCAAGAAGGCGGAACTGGACTTCGAGGCACGGATGAAGGAGTTAGATGTTGATGTTTTTGCACTTGAAACAGCAGATATTCAAAACGCTAGACAAGCTTTCCAAGGCGATTGGACGCCACGTTTTATTGCGATTACATGCGTTCTTTTCTTCGGAGGATACATCGCAATGGTCACAATACAAGATCCCGCTGCTAATGATGACGGCATTGTTAATCTTGTGCTGGGCTATCTCGGGGGTATTGTCTCATCTATCATAAGCTTTTATTACGGCGCATCGCATAAGCACGACCAATGAGTTACAGAATACGAGAATTACTTAAGCGGCATGAAGGGGTAAAAACCCATGCCTACAAAGATCATCTAGGCTACGTCACAGTGGGTGTAGGACGTTGCTTAGAAGAAGGTATTGGGCTTGGTCTATCTGACGACGAGATCGACTACTTATTACAAAACGATATAGATCGGTGCCGAAAAGAGCTAGATACGGAATATGAATGGTTCGACGACTTAGATTCTGTACGCCAAGAAGCATTGATTAACTTGTCGTTTAATATCGGCCAAACCAGACTTAGGGGCTTCGTCAAGGCTTTAGGGCACATGGCCGAAGGTAGATACGTAGAGGCTGGGGACGAGTTTTACGACAGCAAGTGGGCCACGCAAGTAGGCGACAGGGCCTTAGAAGTCTGCCAGATGATCAAGTCCGGCGAATACCAGAAGAGGTAGATATGCGAGTAAGTCACGAGCCAAAAGAGCTAGAAGGGGGGAACGTAGACCCTGCTCACGATATAGAAATCGTATGTGCTGCCTGTGGGTTTGACCTAGACGAGTCGGAACTAGAAGCCGACACCTGCTCCGATTGTGGGGCTACCTTAAACCTAAAGCAGAATGTCGCTATCAAAGTTACTACGCTACCTCCGGTCTTCGGTGAAACTTTATGATGGGTGATGTATGCCACTACAAAAACTACAGATAAAGCCCGGAGTTAATCGAGAGAACACTCGGTACACAAGCGAAGGCGGTTGGTACGACTGCGATAAAGTCAGGTTCCGTCAGGGCTACCCCGAAAAGATTGGCGGCTGGCAGCGTATATCCACTACGTCGTTTCTTGGCGTATGTCGTTCGTTATGGAACTGGATTACGTTAGGCAGTATCAATCTTATTGGAGTAGGCACTAATCTTAAGTTCTATCTGGAAGAAGGCGGTGGGTATAATGATATTACGCCGATCCGAGCTACGACCGCTGCGGGAGATGTTACTTTTTCTGCTACTTCAGGTAGTTCTACTATAACGGTTACTGATGCTGGTCACGGTGCGATTACTGGGGACTTTGTGACGTTTAGCGGGGCGGTCTCTTTAGGCGGTAATATAACCGCTGATGTACTTAACCAAGAGTACCAGATCGACAACGCAGTAGACGCTAGTACATACTTGATTACTGCTAAAGATACGTTAGGTAATACGGTAACAGCAGATGTTTCGGACACTGGCAACGGTGGTGCTTCTGTAGTCGGTGAATATCAGATTAACGTCGGATTTCCTTACGCTATTCCATTAACTGGATGGGGTGCAGGAACTTGGGGGTCTGGTACGTGGGGTACAGGGACAGTATCGACGAACGCAATCCGTTTATGGAGCCAGTCTAATTTTGGAGAAGATCTTATTTTTGGACCTCGTGGTGGGGCTATCTACTATTGGGATGCTACTAGCGGGGTATCTACTCGGGCGGTCCTCTTATCCAGCTTGGGTGGTGCGTCAGATGTTCCGACCGACCAAAACTTTATTGTGGTGTCAGATATTAACCGCTTTGTGTTTTGTTTTGGTTGTAATGACATTGGCACTGCTACTTTCGACCCGATGCTAATCCGTTGGTCAGACCAAGAAGACGCCACTAACTGGACCCCAGCAGCAACGAATCAAGCAGGTAGCCTACGGTTATCACGCGGTACAGAGATTGTCACAGCATCACAAGCCCGCCAAGAAGTACTGGTGTGGACTAACTCGTCATTGTATTCCCTGCAGTATGTAGGCGCTCCCGCAGTATGGACCGCGCAGATCGTAGGGGAAAACATATCTGTTGCCTCACAAAACTGCGTCGCATACGCTAATGGGGTAGCTTACTGGATGGGTAACGATAAATTTTATATGTACGACGGGCGAACTCAGCCCCTCCGATGTGATCTGCGGAAGTACATATTTAACGACTTTAATCACCAGCAGTATCAACAGGTTTTTGCGGGTACCAACGAGTCATACCATGAAATTTGGTGGTTTTACTGTTCTGAAGACTCTACCGTTATCGATAAGTACGTTATCTATAATTACCTGCAAGATATATGGTACTACGGGAATATGTCTAGAACGGCATGGTTAGATTCTGGACTGCGGGACTATCCATTAGCTGCTACATATTCGTATAATCTAGTAAACCACGAGCAAGGTGTAGACGACAACGAGACCGGTACAGCGACAGCAATACCAGCGTCCATAGCAACAGCAGAGTTTGATCTAGATGACGGGCACCAGTTCATGTTTATTTGGCGCGTGCTTCCTGATATTAGGTTTACAGGGTCTACTGCAAGCAGTCCTAGCGCGGTGATGTCGTTATTACCTTTGGCTAATTCTGGTTCTGGATACAATTCACCGACTTCAGAGGGTGGATCAAACAATGGAAGTATCGTCAGAACGGCTACGTTGCCCATAGAGCAGTTTACTGGACAGCTTAATACTAGGGTACGGGGTAGGCAAATGTCGGTTAAAATCGAGTCTACGGACCTAGGAGTGGCATGGCAGTTAGGCAGTCCCCGATTTGATATGAGACCTGATGGGAGACGCTAATGGCGCTTCTGAAGGATTTTAAAATTAATTTTCGTGCTCCGGCATTGCCGTACGCGCCCAATACGTACATAGCTAGTGCTTTCGAGGCTATTAATAACGTACTGCGTCTATACTTCAACCAATTAGATCAAAGCCTTAAAACAGTTAACGATAAGGCCAGTCGGACTTGGACAGAGTACGCGAGCAACTACAGTAGTGCCCCTACACTCCTAACGACTATAGCTGAAGGGGATGTCTACGAATACACTTATGCTGACGGCACTGCATATAGACTTGTTCCTAGCGGTGCAGCAGAAGATGCTTTTTATAATACTTTTTCAGGTGGCGTTTTATCCGACAAGATCGTCGGGCGTGGGATGAGTCTCTAATGGCGGCTGCAAGCTATACAACAGACTTATCTGCAATCATTGATGAGAATACTGGCAGCACCGCCAACTTTACCCTTATCACTGACGGCGGCGGTGGTCAGAATGCTATTACCGTGGCAGATGCAGATGACTTCATTGAGGGGACTAGCTGCGCCTCACGTAACCCGTTTTCTAGCTCTGTGCGTGGGATTTACTACAACGGTGGTGCAACGGTTGCTTCAGGGGATGCGGTCTTTGTTTGGACAAAGGCTGACGTAGCTCAGGCCATTGCAGCTAAATCATCGGGCGGCATTCAAATCATCATAGGAAATAATGCCACCACTAAATCTCGCTGGTACGTAGACGGCAATGACACTTACCAGATCGGCGGATGGAAATGCTACCCGATTGACCCAACAGTCACGGCAAGCACCGGATCTCATACGGCTACCGATATCGTGGGGTGTATGTGGAACGTTCCGTCAACAGGCCCATCAAAAGGTCAGCCATTCAAGTTGGACGCAATACGCCACGGTCGATCTCTGATTATTACTGATGGCGATTTGGCTAACGGATATGCGACATTCTCAGGGGCAGCAACGTTTGATAACTCTACGACTCGCCAGTGGGGTCTGCTACGTTACGGAAGCGGTGTATATACATTCCAAGGCTTGCTTCAGTTAGGCTCAACAGGTGGAAACAGCGTTGACTTTCGGGACAGCAACAAGGCTTGCTTCGTCGCTGAGACAGATTTCGTAGGCAGTACGTTTAACGGTATTGAAGTTCAGAATGCCGCCAGTCGTGTAGATTTCACAGGCATCTCTATCAATGCGCTGGGAACTGTTAGTAAAGGTTATTTTGAGGCGGTTGATAACGCTGATATTAATTTAGATTCTTGTGCATTTCGGGATATGGACACGTTTATATTCCAATCAAATAGTTCAGTCGTAGACACAACCTTTGCTCGTTGTAATCAGGTGACGCTAGGCGGTGCCACAATGACTGGTTGCATTTTCAACGCAAGCACCGCTACCACAGCTTTGCTGGCAGGGTCATCTGTAACAACAATATCAAACCTGCAATTTATTAGCTCTGGCACTGGCCACGGCCTAGAGATTACGGGCGGCACTAGCCATACATTGACCAATATTAGCTTTACAAATTACGCGTCCAGTAATGGCTCAACTGGAAACGAAGCCATCTACGTCAACATAAGCAGCGGTAACGTCACGATCACGTCTGACACAGACTTTAGCTACCGGACGGCAGGTGCTACGGTCATAAAAAACATCGGGCAGAAGACACTTACAATATCAAACGTGGTAAGCGGGTCTGATGTTGTAATAAAATCGTCAGGGACTGTCACTAAGTTACAAGACGATCAAGACATCGCGGGGACGTCATCCAGCTACAGCTATACTTACAGCGCTGGGACGTTTGTTGACGTTGCTGTTTACCGTGAAGGGTATATCCCTTACTACGTGAACGGATTTGAATTAGGGCCAAACGGCGGGACTATACAAGTCAGCCAATCAATCGATAGAAACTACGTCCCTTAAGGAGACACATAAATGGCAAAAATTATAGATGGTGATGATCTCTCAGTCGGTGGGGCAAGTTTCACTGGCGAAATTAGTGGTACTACCCTTACTGTAACCGCTGTCACTTCGGGCTTTATCGATGTGAACGCTGTGATTTCCGGGTCGGGTGTTACCGCTGGAACAATTATCACGGCCCAAGGTACAGGCACAGGCGGAACCGGAACTTACACGGTGGATCAATCGCAAACCGTAACGAGTACCGCAATGACAAGTGCAGGTAACTTGACTATTGACACAACGGTTAGGGATTTTACCTTCAATGCTGGAGTTGGTGCTCTAGTCGCGAAGGATGGGGTAACGTTACAGGCGCTCTATTCAAAATTTGTCAAACTCTGGGAAACAAGTTATTACAACGCGTTCCCATTCCCGATGTATGCAATTGACGCCAAATCAGGCCAGTTTGAATTCGGCTTTGACGGATCAAGGTACAACGCATGGCATCCCGACAACACCGACTCAGACGCTACGCGATATATGCTCCGCGATGGTGGCTGGAACGAATACCGACCAACTACACCCGACACGGCTGGCACAGATTCAAGTGGTGATCTAGCCCGACGTTATGTAGGCATCGTGTCTCTGGGTGAGGTTAGCGCAAACGCACAGCTTTACTACCAAACAGTAGACGCCGATGGCGGACAGGTCAATTTTGTTTATGCTGACGAAGCAAACCAAGGCGTTCAAATTTTTGGTGATGCGACCGTTGACACAGACACCACGACGTTCAACACGCAGACGTTTTTTAAAGCATTCTGCCGCGAAGCTGGTAAGACTTACAGCGATTCAATTCTTGCCGATACGGGTCAAACGAGTGCAGGCGCTTATACTGTTAATGTTCTTCTGTCTAACGCAGATGACTTGAATATCGTCAATACTGATGCCGAAATCACGGGTTCTGAAGCTGCGACGTATGCAAATATTGACGTAAGTTATTACACGGTCTCGCAAGTAATCGACATCAATAACACTAACGATGACTTTGACTTCCGAATCATTATTGATGGTGACGGCAAGACGCTTCAGCAGATTTACACTAAGGTTCAGTATCTGTTGCGTCAAAACTCTGACATCAACTCAGCAGTATCTAACTCGCAAGGTACAGTTACGGGGCAAACTGCGGATTCGTTGTTGCGCTTTGTAGGTGACAAGTTGGTATGTTCACAAAGCGTGTTTATTACAAACCTCGCATCTACTGACGTTAACAACGTTGAATTTACCGACCAGGGTGGAACAGCCCGTCAATACGACTTCGCGGCTACCTTGACGCTGAATTTCAACAGCTTCTTGACGTCTGGCGGTACTGGTTACTATGTTGTTTACATTACTGACTCAATTACAGGTGCAGATGATTACGGGACGGCTTCAGCGATCATCTTGGATGACAACCAGTCAACCCCAACAGACATTGCTGGGACGATCAGCGCTTCATCGATCTCCGCGAACATTGACTATGACAACAACAGTCAGGGTGGCAGGACTGACAAGACAGCAGCTACAGGTCAAATCGGAATTACGGTAGTGGCTGGAAACAAGGGCGTAGCCAAGCCCGTTGTTGCGACTGGTACGATTGAGCGCAGCAAGTCAAACGTTGTAACGTTGACGGCAGAACAAGACAGGGCATACACCCCATAAGGATTAAATCATGGCAGTAAATGATAGGAGATTCACTCGCGTACCGCCAGAATCCACTGGTGATCGCGTAAACATGATTCATACTGCTGAGATTCAGTTCTCAGGCGGGTACGACGCATGGCAAATCGGTGAACATTACACGATTAGTGGCGGCGGTGGGCCTACAATGATGGTTCACGTCCATGGCGTGGAAGGCAGCGGTACTTCAGGGCATTTGTCAGTTCATTACTCAAAGGCTGATAAATATAACGAGGTTTCGCCTGTCGCTGGCCAGGATATCATTGATCCAGATGGGGTTACGCTTGCTGGAACGGTCGTTGATGTTTATGACCTATATATCCAAGCCAATAACATCATGGGATGGGACAATCCATCCTACGGTTGGAACATTGATAGATTCGGTTCTGGTCAGGTTAGATTTGGCGAAGGCCCAGCGGAACTTTCATCCTTCAACCAACTTCGTACATCGCAACAAAAACTGATCGCTGAATACCTGTTTCTGAAAGACATAAACCCTGCGGCATTTAGCAACGCTTTAATTGGTTCAGCTACGGTAACCCATGAGCCTACGTTTCAGGCCGTCAAGCTAGAAATTGGTGACACCTTAAACGACCAAGCTACGCACACTAGCAATCTGTACCATCCAGCATTAGCTGGCAGTAGCACGATTTTCACGATTGCTACTAGGTTAAACAGTAAAATCACGTCCGGACTGGTACAGAACTGGGGTGCGTTTGATGCAACGGACGGATTCTTCTTTCAGCAGAACGGCAGCACATTAAATGTAGTACATAGAAAAACATTTGAAGGTTCGACTACAGACAGTGCTATTGCTCAAGATGACTGGAACAAAGACAAGCTTGACGGTACAGGATCATCGGGGATGACGCTGGACGTTACAAAGTCTAACCTGTACTGGATTGACTACCAATACTTAGGCGGTGGCCGTATAAGATGGGGCGTTTACTACCTTGGTGAGCGGGTGGTTTGCCACGAAATGTATATGGAAAACAAGGCTAGTCATAACGCAATCTCCAACCCTAACAGGCCAATTTGTTGGGCACTAAAGTGTATCAATGGCGCGGGCTATACGGGTAATCAGTTTATGTATGCCTATGGTGCTTCCGTTTACACAGAATCTACCGCTGACATTATGGAAGAAGGCGCGCTGAAGGTGTACGACCGCAGCCACACGCTTGATGGCACTTTGACTGGCGCAAAGTATGTATTTTCTGCCAGACCTGTTGAGCAGATCAACGGTTTAGAGAACCACAGCTTGTATCTACCAAAGCGATTGCAGGTTAGCGCATTTGATTCAACCGCTGCCGAAACTGACCGAAGAGTTGAAGTCAGAGCTTATGGCCGATGTATTTTGCGAGGCGAAAGCTACAGCCAAGAAACCTACACGACGGTTGAGTTTGATACACAAGCCGAACACCTTGCACACGGACAGCAGATTCTTGAAGCGACTATCAAAGGGGACGGTGAGATTGACCTGTCCAAGTTGTTCCACACGATTCAAGAAGGTACGCTAAAGGTAAACGCTGAGACAACGACTAGTGTTCGCAAGCAGCCTATTTCATCTATATCTACTGCTAATCCAGCAACTCTGACGTTAGGCGCTAACCCTATCACTGGGCAGAACAGGCACCTGTTTGATGATCGTAATCAGGTGACAATTAGGGGTATTTCGCAGACGGGGCCAAACAGTTTAAACGATACGACTGTTTACCTAGCATTCACTGGTGGTAACTCAGCGATTTTGTACGCAAATCTAGCAGACCTTGATGATGATAGAGTCGTTCGTGAACTTACTTTGAGTAGCACGACTAACGTGGTTGTTGGTGACACGATTACGGTGACTGGCGCAGGAACAGCAGTTATCACTGCATTAAACGGTTCAGTAGCAAGCGTAGAGGGCAGAACTGATGCGGCACTAGATGTTGGTCTAGGAAGCTCTGCATTCACGACTACTAGCGGCGGTGCGGGTAACGTAACCAGTGTGGCTCTTCAGACTGCTACATTCCCACGAGACTACGAGACAACGTTAGGCGCAGTTGACGGTTCTGGTTGGGCAGGTGCCGCAGCAGATGGTGATATCGAAGGTACCCCACCTTCACGTTCGGCGTGGACGTTCATGATTGGCCACTTCGTTGCTCCGGGCACAGACACGAAGATCAATGCTGCATTAAGCTGGAAAGAACGGATACAGTAAGCAATGGCGCTTAACCTCTGGATCAGTCATGGTGAGCAGTGGCTAGACGATGACAAGGTGAGTTTCAACGGTATCACCAAGAGCATCCAGGTCAATGCTGGCGTTACGTCGTTAGATGTCCAGACAGAGCTTTATTCAGCGTGGATTCGTTGGTTTGAACGCATTGAAAATACACAGTACTTGCCAGCTATGAGATTTACTGGGTTAGATCCTATCCCCGGTGGACAGACTGGTGGCACCTTCTTTACCATTAACGGCTGGAAGGTGGTCTATGATCCACGAGTAGTGGCAATCAGCGGGATTTTGTACTCGGACGATTACAGTACACCGTACTATTTTACTGATGGTTCGCCAGTATTTCCCGCTACAGTATCTGGTATATCTCTATCGGGCGCAGCGAGTATCGATTATGCACAGCTTGGAGTGGCTATTGCTGATAACTTTGCAGAGCCAGAAATGACTACAGCAGGAATTGCTACGACTGTAGCCTCAGACGCTACACTTGACGGTAAACTGACAACTATAAACGAAGGGGTCAAAAAAGCGTCTATTCTTATCCCACACACGACAGATGTGTTGTAGGTAACGGTTATGGCACGTACATTTGAAGCAGAAAGAGAACCAGTATATTGGCAAGACTTTGATGCAGATGGTGATGGGTTCTTAAGCCCTACAGAATACCAATCGTTTATTAATGCGGGTGGGATAGATTTAGCCGTTCCAAGAATAACTCAAGAAGAACTTGATAGTATTGAAGAAGAAACAGTCCTTGCGGATCTCCAAGCAAGAGAAGACGCAACTACTGCCGCTATTTTAGAAGCTGCAGAAAACGGCGATATAGATGTAATCCAAGAAATACTTAATAGCGCAGACAGTATTGTTGGTGACATTGCTCAAACCGCAGCACTTAACGCGATGTATACGTCATTGTTTGGTGATGTTTTACCTCCTGAAACTTTGTCAACGTTAGGTACTTCTTCTGGACCTGCTGAGTTTGGTAATGCAGACCTTACTGATTTAACTAATCAATATCTCGATGTAATAGGAGGTGATCCAAATAATCCTGCAGATGTTCGTGAAGCCGAACGACTTGCATTTGAAGATCATTTTAATGCTACAGAAGAATCTATAGATGCCGCAAAAAATTATGCAGCGGTTCACGGTGGAAACTGGTGGCAGTACTTCCAATTACCTAACCGCGAAGTCGAACTCAGTGTAGAGTACCAACCTTTTGATCTTGACGGTGATGGGGCACTAAACACCGAAGAGATGGCGGAATATGTAAAAGAGTGGGAAATAAAAAACGGTATCATGTATTTTCAAGATGGTACCGAAGCGGGTCAGGCGGTAGCAGCAACAGCAGATGTTGATGGGGATGGACAAATAACCCCCGAAGAATTGCAAGCATGGGAGGCTGCTAGAGAAAACGACGAAGATCCCAGCCCAGCAATGACCGCGTTTTTAAGTGACTATGGTTTTGATTCAAGCCCCGCTGCAGCGTGGTTAGCAGACTACACGAGAGAATCCGCTGATAGTTTTTTAACCGGTGCAGCCCAAATAGTTACACAGTCTATGCAAGATGCTGCGTTAGTAAGACTGAATTTGCTTCAACAAGGAATATTAAGTCAGCTAGAGTCTGGTAATGAAACTATAACAAGGCCTCAATTAGATCCTAATGATCCTGCGTATGCTTTAACCGGTGGCGCAGCAATGGATGCCTATTTAGACCGTATATTTGGTGGTCAAGATAGTGTTTCTAGAGAAACCATATTAACCAGTGATGAGTTTTATGATGTAGGGATAAGCCTTGCTACAAATGTCTGGTCTTCACCGATCATGGCCGAATCAGGTACGGGTATAGAAGCCACTGATCAAGGGTTAATAGATCGTTATGTAGAAGTACGTGACGAGTATCAAGAGTCTATAGCCGAACCTGAAACCCCCATAGGACGTTTCTTAGACGAATTACAAGCTGATGTAGACGAGCTATTTAAAGATGTCCCTGAGAATGATGTAAAAACACAAGCAGCTAAGAAAGGGCTAAACGCCATGCTGCAGGGGGCAGAGGCATTTTTTGAACAAGATGCTATTCAAACCACTCAAGCAGTAGCTTTAAAAGCGGCGGGTGACTTACTGCAAACTGCTACTGGTGCTCTAGCCATGATAGGTGAAAACCCAGAAGACTCTAGCTTAAACCAGTTAGGTAAAGAGTTAGCGGCTCTGGGTAACGACACATACACAGACGAGTTCAAAACTGCACTAAAAGACATTGACGCTAAGATAGGCGCGGCTGAAGGGTTTTGGGATACCGGCGAAGCTATTTTCGGTGCACTAGCTGATCACCCTGTTGAATTCCTAGTTGACAAAGTAGGGTCAGAACTGCTCCAAGAAATACCTTTGATATTGGCTTCTGGAGGCGCAGCTACAATAGTTAAAGGTGGGGCAAAAGCTCTACAAGTAGCTAAAGAAGTAGCAGAGAAATGGGCGCAATCCGCAGGGTTCGGGACGGGGGTTGCGTTAGATTTAGCAGAAGCTATTACAGGTAATGCTGGTCAAGCATACGAAGACGCTATGCAGAACCTGTTGAAAGAAGGCGTCATAAATCCAGATACCGGTGAGGCTTACACCCAAGAAGAAGCAGAAGCCAAAGCACAAAGCATAGCAATTAACCAAGGCATGATAGGCGGCATTATTACCGCTGTCAGTATGGGTATTGGCGGTAACTTATACGAAAAAGCTATCAGCGCAGAAGATGGTATTGAGCGACTCGGTAATGCCATATTTACGCAAGCACCTGAAGCAGTTAAAAAAGCTATACACAAATACCTTGGGGAACTCGGCGCTAGGGTGTTGGGTACTGGTACTGCCGCTGTAGGTGAAGGCTTACAGGAAGCTATAGACGAAACAGTAACAAGTTTGACACTAGACTGGCAGATGGATGCTGCTGGAGACTTCGATAGAGACTACGGTGGGAGTGCCGCTAGTGGCTTGATTATTGGCGGTCTGACTGGCGCTGGTGTAGGTGGTGGTATTGGTGGTGCAGACACAGTAGCTAATTGGGTTAAACATAGTAATGCTCAAGTAGCAGAAGCTGTTGCTGTCGCTGAAGCCGCAGTGTTAGGAGGAGCTACCGCCGCCGACGCAGCCGCTCAGCTACAGACTGACTTGATGGATCTGGAGATCGATAACGCTAGTGTAAGAAATGACATAGCGAACGGTGTTGACGATGCGGGTTACCTCACAGAACAGGAAGTATTCAATACCGCTACACAACTCGGTGTAGAACTGTTACCGGGACAAATAGAAGAACTTGCTGGTGACACCGACGAATTGGCGCACATGCAGGATCTTATTGAGGATCTTACGGAGAATATCTACGGCGCACCGTCTGATGCTGAGTTTGATATAAATAACGATGGTGTATTAACAGGACAAGAACTTGTTGAACGCGATCAGGCTATGGAGGCTTGGCGTGAAAGCAACCCTGATTTTGAAGAACTTACTGCTCCCTCCATCGCAGAACTAGATACCGATGGCGTAACAGGTATAAGCCAAGAAGAACTTGTATCTTACGCACTTGCAGCAAGTAATGCGGTAGAAGAACGGCAAACAAGCCTTGATGATACTCGCGCTAGGTTTAGAGCATTAGGGTATGAGCCGTCTAACGCTGAAGTATTTGAATACTCCGCAAAGAAAAACGAAATACCGGGATACGTAGATCCTCGCCAGTTAACAAGCGCAGAGTTAGAAGCTATTGCTGCTGACCAAAACTACGAACTGTCTGACAGCGACTATGACCGTGTAGGACAAGGCGGTGCAGACTTTGAGCAAACGCAGACTACAGAAGCAACGTCCTTATTTGACTCTCTTGCGTTAAGCGTTCAGGAAATTAAAGACGCTGCCGCCGCAGAAGGCGTAACTTTATCAACCACAGAAGCAACGGCTCTAGCGGGGAACATAGCCGCAGATACTACTGAAGCTGAAGCCCTTAAAGTTGAACAAGATAAGTTTGATGCTAGAGCAATTAATGCAGAAGAAATTACCGAAATTGCAGCCGCCGAAGGGTACACGCTCGCTGAAGGAGAAGCAGAGGCATTAGCAAGTATGTTGCCTCCGGGCACTACTGAAGAAAGTGCTTTGGCTACACAGAGACAAGTATTTGACAACAAAGCTGTCACTTTAGAAGAGTTAGAAGCCATTGCTGCCGCTGAAGGTTACACGCTAACAGATACGGATAAAGAACTTGTAGGCAATGTTACTGAGGGTAGTGCTAGTGCGTTGTTGGATAGAAAACAAACAGAGTTTGATGATCTAGTAATTACAGCCGAAGAATTAGAAGCCGTTGCTGCGGCAACAGGATACACCCTGACAGATGCGGATAGAGAGCTTATAGGAGCCGTAGCGGAAGGTGAGTCTGCTAGCGATATCCTGAATCAACAAAGAACTACCTTCCAGACCAGCGTGGATGATGCTGCAACGGCTGCTACTAGGCAAGCATATTCGGATACGATCCGTACACATATCACTGACAATCAAGGCAACTTCACCGAAGAAGAAATACTAAACTTCATAGATCAAGCTGTTGCAGCCGGTTCCACTACTGGTGTTATTTCTAATATCAACACAAGCATGACCAACACTAGGAATCAAAATACTCTAACAACCGCATTCCCCGACGCTACCCCTGAAGAAATTGCTACATTAATGGAAGAAATAGCGGGCGGTAAAACAGTTGATCAGGTTATACAAGATAGAAATGAAGCTATTGCCGCTGCTCAACTTGAAGCTCAAAACACTGCTAATCAAAATGCTCTAACAACCGCATTCCCCGACGCTACCCCTGAAGAAATCGCTGAGTTAATGGCTCAGATAACGGGCGGTAAGACAGTTGATCAGGTTATACAAGATAGAAATGAAGCTATTGCCGCTGCTCAAGGTGAAGGTGAAGGTGAAGGTGAAGGTGAAGGTGAAGGTGTAGACCAAACTGGAGGTCAGACTGGAAGTGAAGGTGAAAGTGTAGACCAAACTGGAGGTCAGACTGGAAGTGAAACCGGAGGCGAAAGCACACTAGACCAAGTAACAGCTTTCTTGGTTGGAGCAGGGTTACAGTTTACGCAAGAAGAGATAAACAAAGTTGTTAGCGACATAGAGTCTGGGGTCTCAACTAGCATTGAAGATGCTGTTACGGGGGTAGTTGACGCAAGAGATACTGGTGATGCGGGCACTGGTACTGGCACTGACCAAGGCACTGGTACTGGCACTGACCAAAGCACTGGTACTGGCACTGACCAAAGCACTGGTACTGGCACTGACCAAAGCACTGGTACTGGCACTGACCAAAGCACTGGTACTGGCACTGACCTATCAGACCAAGTTGACATAGAAGACACTACGATTGAAGGTGAACAAGACGATTATGTGCGTGTAGGCGACTTTAATCGTGAAGTAGGTACTCTTCAAGACAACCTCATAGCGTTAATTAATCAGTTAGAAGCTAACGGTATAGATAGAGATGATGCTCTTGCTGCGGCTATTGGCGTACCTGCAGGACAAGAAGGTGGGCCGTCCGGTATATATGCAGAGTTAAGTAAGTTTGCTACCGCTGACCAATTAAATGTTTTGAAATCAGTAGTAGATGGTGTTGCTAGTACTCTGGGCACAACTGCTGCAGATGTTGCTGCTATTAAAACGCAAATGGCCAATCTGGTCACCAAAGCTGACATAGAAGGGCTAGCAACCAAAGAGGAAATAAAAACATTACTAGATACTGAACTTGCGGACTTAGCTACCAGAACTGAAGTAGAAGATATCGTTGCTAGAGAGGTTGAAGGGTTAGCAACTCAACAAGATGTTACTGATGCCGAAGAAAGATTAAAGATACGTATTGGAGAACTTGAAGCTGCGGGTGAAACTCGTTTTGATGCAATTGATATCGCACTTGGTGAACTAGCTACCGAACTAGGAGCTACTCAAGACGAAGTTACACAAGCATTAGCTAAGTTCCAGCTTGATATAAACGCAGATATAGCTGAGCTTGCCACCAAAAAACAAGTTGCGGACTTAGAGGCTAACTTACTTGCTCGAATAGAAGCCTATGAGACTCAAGGTTACAGTCGGGATGTAGCTACACAGAAAGCCATTGAAGATGCCAATGCGGACATTGACCAGTTAGCGGATGATCTAAATACAACAAAAGAAGCCCTGACTAAACAAATATCTGACTTCCAGACTAAGTTAGAAGCTGATCTTTCTAAACTCGCTACTAAAGAGCAAGTATCTCAGCTTGAGACAGATCTTTACCTAAAACTGGCCGAATATGAAGCTGCGGGTCTAACAAGAGATCAAGCTACACAAGCAGCAATAGCTGACCTTGCGGAGCAAATGGGTATTAACCAAGAAGCTCTATTAGAGCAACTTGGGACTACTGAGGATAATTTAACTACCAGAATTAACGAAGTAGAGACAAACCTCACTAATCAGTGGGACGCTACTCAAGAACTTATATCCAAAACTGCAACTGAAACCGAAACTAAAATCAGTGAGAAGATAGACACTACCACTGAACAGACACAGCAGCAGATAGCGGAAGCAAATAGACGAAGTGCAGCTAGAGGTTTCCTAGACCTAGTTTTAGGCGCTGAAGATATAGCTGGACAGACAGTTACCGTTAACCAAGCGCCTTTGGCCGACATTAGATACATATATGACTTTCAAAGCCCCTTTGCTACCCAGCAACAGGCAGGATTCTATGGTTCTGCAAGTCCTTATGGGGTACCTATGGCGGCGGCAAAAAGGCAACGCCCGCAAGGGTTAGGGAGCATTATGCAAGGGCCATTGAATCTAGGAGGAAGACCTCCGGGTATGGCGAAAGGTGGCAAAGTATCTTATGATTTCTTAGACGAAATCTCACAAATAATGAGTTTTGGGGACTAACAATGGCTGGTGGTTTTCTAGATTATGTAGCTGGCGTGGTAGATTTCTTTAATGATGAAGAGAATGCGGGTTTTGCTGGACTTGCCAGTCTTCTGGGCGGCGCTGCGTTAAATTCCTTTGGGATTACGGACGCAAATATCCCTTCTGTGGGCTATCAAGGAGGTATCCCAGAGTACACCGGAGTTAGAGAGCGGGTACAAGATACGTATGACCCTAGTAGACGCCCCGGTAGTGGAGGACAGCGATACTTCTCTGACATGGAATACGCAGCGCCGGGACAAGAAGCATCAGCGCAGCAACGAGCTATACAACAGGCTTTGAATCTAAAAGCCCAGAATATGGCTAATATGGCTAGGCAGACACGGCAATACGGCGCACCACCACAACCGCAACCGCAAATGCCACCCCCAGTGATGGGTGCCCCACCCTCGCAAGTAGGCACCACAATGCCAGCACCTACCGAATTTGCCGGGCTAGCTGGGTATGCGCCTACCTATAGGCAGGGGGGGATAGCCGCTCTTGCTGGAGGAGGTCCAGCATCCGCGTATAATCGACGCTATAATGGGTATTATCTTGGAGGAACCACCGATGGAATGGGGGATAAGGTACCCGCTCGTATCGATGGAATGCAAGAAGCTCGTTTAAGCGACGGTGAGTTTGTAGTCCCTGCAGATGTAGTAAGTCATTTGGGTAACGGTAACTCAAATGCAGGGGCTGAGACGCTTTACAGTATGATGGATAGAGTCCGTCAAGCACGTACAGGTAGTAAACAACAGGGTAAAGAAATTAACCCTAGAAAATTTATGCCAGACCGGTAAATACGACCATGAATTACGTTAGAAAATTTCAAACAGGTGGTACTACAGATCCAACCGTAGGACAGCCAACAGGTACAGAATCATCACTGTCTAACTGGGCTGGACCATATGTTACGGAAATGCTTGGCAAAGGGCAGGCGCTTGCTAATCAAGGGTACCAAGCATATACAGGGCCACTAAGTGCCGGTGCTTCTACGGCGCAGCAAGCTGCGTTTCAAGGAGTTGGTAGTCTAGCTGTACCTACCCAGCAAATGGGGGCATTCCAACCACAGCAATTCACTGCTCAAGCTGCACAGGATTATATGAATCCTTATCTACAAGCAGCCCTAGACCCTCAGATTGAAGAAGCTCGTCGCCAAGCTCAAATCCAAAGATTACAAGATGCGGCAAGATTGACTCAAGCTGGCGCATATGGCGGCTCACGTCAAGCCATTATGGAGTCTGAACTCAACCGTAACTTGATGCAAAACCTAGCAAACATCACAGGTACTGGATACCAAACGGCGTACGACAAAGCGGTAAACCAGTTCAATACTGAACAAGCAGCGCAACAACAGGCCCAGAATCTTACCAACCAATACGGGCTGCAAGCCCTACAGAACCAAGCAAACCTTGGCGCACAACAACGTGCTATTGAAGCTGAAGGTATTGCTGCCGATATCGCTCAGTTTGAAGAAGAACGAGACTTCCCATACAAGCAAGTGCAGTATCAGCAATCACTCTTACAAGGGTTGCCCATAGCAGCACAGTCCACAACTTATTCTCAGCCTAGCACTTTGTCTAACATCTTAGGTGGTGCTGGTGGAATTATGGGTCTATTTGAATTGCTTGGCGGCGGTAGTGGTAGTAGTGGTAGTAGTGGAGGATCAACCTAATGGCATACAGACCAATCGAACCCGTAGGGTTAGGTAGAAACGTTGCCGCTGAAATGGCAAAGGGCGCTCCTCGACTGCAGCAAGAAATGAATACGATGGGTCCAGATACCATCAAAATGATCGCGCTGCAGCAAATTGCTGAACAAGAAAAGCAAAGAGCTAACAACGCTAATTTGCAAGCGCAACCCAACCCTATGACTGTGTTGCAACAAGTAGAACAAGAAGTCATGCAAATGCGGCAACCTCAGCAACCTATGATCATGCCGGGTATGCGAGATAGAGCAGCGCAAGTGGGTGGGGTGTTGGCACAAAAACAACGGATGGAACAGCAGAATATGCGTCGTGCTGCCCAACCTCAACAACGCCCTCCAGTACAAGCAGCTATGGGCGGGTTAATGACTCGACCTGCACCGAATATACAAGCACGGTACTTTGAAGGTGGCGGGATCGTAGGGTTTCAAAAAGGCGATAAAGTAGAAGGGGGTGTTGATGCTGACGAATTAAAGAGGTATGGACTTACCTACGAACAGTTCGCAGAACTACCCGCTGAGAAACAACAAGAAATCGTACGGCAAATAAATTCTATCCGCACTCAAAAAGGAGATCTTTCTAAACTTGCTCGTGCGGGGACAGGTATTTTAGATTTAGCAAAAACGCCTATAACTGCGCTTAGAAACGTTGCCGAAGAAGCACGGACTAGCGACATAGGGAAAGCGTTAGGGTTAGCGACACCGTTTGAAGAAGCTGAACGAGTCCCTTATTTTGGCCTTACGGAAGCTGCAAACAGAGGTATAGCAGCAGGAGCGCGAAAAGCCACTCCCGCAGGTATTTTGTCACAATTACCTAAAGCAGATGAAGAAGTAGAAGTTGAAGAGAAAGTTGAAGAGAAAGTAGCCGTAGCACCCACAAGTGCACCTGCTCCAGTTGGTGGTGCACCAGCCAAAGAAAAAGTAGAAAAAGAAAGGGTCTTTGAAGAAGTCGCTTTCAAACCTATGGAAATCCCCGATAGCTTAAAACAAGCGGGGCAGAAACCTGACCTTTCAGAACTACAAAAAGGCATAGCCGCGTTACGTGGATCAGATCCTACTACGGCAAGAGACACTGCGGCAGAGTTTTATAAAAAACAGATGGCTTTAGACCCAGAGTTAGCAGCACAACAGAAAGGGATTGCAGCCGAGATAAAACGTAGATACGAAGAACCTGAGACTACAAATAGACTCCGAGGACTCCGAGAGATGTTTGCCGCTGGTGCTAACAAGGGTAGCTTAGGCAGCATAGGGGCAGGAATGTCTGAAGCATTGTCTAATATCCAAGACACAGAAAGGGCTAGAAAAGAAAAGAATTTTGAAGCCTACCAAAACTCTGTAGATAAACTTGTAGCTCAAAGCAATGAGATTGCTTCCGGTGCGCTTGAATACGGAAAAGATGCAGAGAAAGAAGCGCGTCAAAATATTCGTACTGCGCTTAATACAAGTCTAGGCGTGTATCAATCTGAGAGTGCCGATGCTAGAGCCGCTAGGAATCAAGAAGCGCAATTAGTTATTAACAACGCTAACAATGAGGTACGAACAGCCGTAGGAAACTTAGACGCTAAAGTAACGCAGCAAGCTAATGATGCACTTAATAAGTTTAGAGAAGAATCACTTGTAGCTGATGACGTTAAATCTCAACGGCAACTGTTAGGTACGTTAGTTAAAGCTAAGCAGTCTGCAGAGCTTGCGATACAGAGCGCCATAGCTGATCTTACTGTTCAAATAGGGTACACCCCACCTCCAGAAGACTATGAAGGCACTCCAGAAGAGTACCGAAAAGAGGTAATAGACGCTGCCTTAAGTAAGATGGCCGCATCGTTAGGGCCGCTAAATGCCATGATCGACGAGTTTGGTGGTAACTTAGGGGTGGACTTAAGTACCCCTGAACCGGAAGAACAAGGTGATCCTCGCGCAGACGCTATAGTAGGTATCTAACCATGTCACGCGTAAATAAATACGCAGAGTGGCTAATTGCCAACGAAGACAAAAAAGGTACTGAAGAGTTTGAAATCGTAGCTAATGCGTATAAGAAATTACGAGGAGTACCTGTCAGTATTGCCCCTGCAGGCCCAGAACCTGACTTCTTAGATCAAATTGAAGAGTTCGGTAAAGGTATCCCCCGTGGGGCTTTAGGTCTTCTTGAATCTGCCGCTCTCGGCGGTGCTTCAATCCTTGACGAAGAATCTGAACTTAAAGCTAGGGAAGCCATTCAGGGACTAGGGCGTTCAGCCCAAAGTTACTTTGCCCCTGATGTAGGTTCAGAAGACACCGTAGGCGGTAAATTCGGTGAAGCAGTAGGTTCTTTTGTTGGTCTTGGAGCCACTTCATTAATACCCGGAGTTGGGATACCTGCTGCAGGGGCTTTAGCTGTAGGTGCAGGTGCAGGAGAAGCTAGTGAGCGTGCCCGCGCTGCCGGTGCCACTGAAAGTGAAAGAGGGACTGCTACCGCGTTAGGTGCTGTAGTAGGGCTGTCTGAACTAATCCCCATTAAAGTTCTTGGTAATCTCTATGACGCTATTGGGAAAGGCGGTATCAGAGATGCAATTACTCGCGTAAAACGTGCGGCTATAGCGGCTGGTGCAGAAGGTGCACAGGAAGCTGCGGCAGGAGTAGCACAAAACCTAATTCAACGGGGTGTCTATGACCCTCAACAAGGAGTGTTCACCGACACTGGTGAAGCGTTTGGCTATGGGGCAGGTGTTGGCGGTTTAGTACAAGGGTTACTTGATTTAGCATTACCTAAAAGCAGGGGTAAGGGGGCAGTTGATCCTGATGAAGTAACACCGGAATCAATCGAACAGACCGAAACCCTACTGCTTGAGTACAAACCAGAACCTTATATGGTGTCTTCTCAGGGAGAAGTCTTTACCCCCGAGCAGCTTAGAACCGCTGCTATAGATGCTGAAGAAACCTTTGGGGATATGCCCTCGGATGAAGTTATCGAACAAAGACAGGGAGCAGATCGTACTTCAGCTCAACTCATAAATTTAGAACAAGCACGCGCTGCTCAAGCAGCTCAAGCTCAAAACTTAATAGGGTTTGAGACCCGAGACTTTGTTACAGATGCTGAAGGTAACACCGTACCCGTAAAGCAAGTTCAGGATAATTACATACTAGATGAAGTAGATGCTATAAAAGCGCAAATAGAAGCAGAGGTAGAAGCTCAACGTGCTGCACAAGCGGAGGAGAATCGTAGACAAAAAGCAGAAGCACAAATAGTTTCTAGTGATCGGCCCAGCGCTGCAGTTATTGGGCAAAGACAAATTGCTGACCAAACACAAGCCCTAGCCGCAGCGCAACAAGAATTAGAGGGTAGACCTCAAACAGACTTATTCCCAATACAACTTGTTGCGGCAGAAGCTCAAGCAGCTAAAAAACCTACGCCTACCCCTCCTGCAGAACCAACTCAAAAAATTAGTCAGAAATTCCTTAAAGATATCGGTATAGCTCCGACAGATACTCGTAGTCGAAAGACGAAGCCTATTTATCAACGTTTGATGGCGAAGAAAGAAGTCCCTCTTTCCGAATTAAATGCGGAACTAAAAGCATACGTAGATAACCCTGATGTCACTGATACTGTAACTAAGAACAAAATAAAAGAGTTTCTGGGTCAACCCGAAACACGTCAGATAGACCTTGCGTTTGAGAAAACAGAAGTACCTCCAGCCAGACCTGAAGTAGCACCCGCGAAGGCAAAAGCTGGACCAGCGGCAGCACCGACAGAAGCTCCGACAGAAGCTCCACAAGCACCAAAACTTTCGGTCAAGGATAGTGACGAACTGCTACAAAGTCTCAAAGGTAAGTCAATCGATGAGCAACTAAGTATCCTTGAACGACGCGGTGCCCCTGCGGAATTTACCCCTGCAACAGTTACTGATGGTGACGTAACTCAAGGCGCAACTGTCTCTGAAACAACTTTGGTGCAAGAAAGCGATGCTCGTCGAAGTGCCGCAAGAGATGCCGCTGCAGCCGCAGAAATTAAACGTAAAGGGAGGAACATTACTCCAGCGCAAAGAATTAGAATGATACGGCAAATGCAAAGGGGGGTAGAACCTTCGCTAGCTGATGTAGATCCAGAGCTAAGAAGGCAAGCAGATATTGCTACTGAAAAAGAATTAGAGTTAAGAGATCAGTCTGAAGCAAATAGAGTAGCGGAAGCGGCTAGAAAGCAAAGAGAAGCTAATAAAAAACGAACTGAAGCAGCTAAAGATACAAAGACTAAAACGCCACCACCGACAGACGTTGCTCAAAAACGACCTAAGCCCAAGAGTACTAAGTTAGAGTCGCTGCCTGAAGATGTAGTGAAGGAAGCTAACAAACGCATAGACCAAGGCGAGCCGGGATCTGTTAACGAGATAATATCGCAAGTTAAGAAGGACTTAGGGTTACCAAGGTTCCAAGAGGGCGTTGATACCCCCCTACCTGCTCCGGTATTGAAAGAACTAAGGCAAGGTAACTTGAAGGAAGCCTTGGAGCTTCTCAGTAAAACGGACGCTAACCCTACTATAAAACGACTGGCTAAACAGTTCTCTACAATGGTGGGCACTACTAAAGTAGCCGTGGTACCTGCAGAGCCAGAAGCTCTAACGGGTAAAGATAATTACTATGCCCTGAAAGATAAGAAAACTGCCATAGCATACCGTCAATACCTAGATGCTAAAGGCCGAAGGCATAACACGATAGTTCCGGGCATTTATATAACGAAATCAGACGCTAAAGATCGTAAGCATTTCAACGATCTAATCCTGCTAAACGAAGAGGTTAGCGAAGGGCTTGCAGTATCCACGTTGATGCACGAAATGGCGCATGCTGTTACGGCTAACATCTTATTGAACCCCTCGCATCCAGTTACTAAACAGTTAACTAAACTGTTTAACCTTGTCGAACCAGATCTATCAAGCGTGAACGGTACTGAAAATGTAGCGGAGTTCGCTGCAGAGGCTTACGGTAGCCAAGAGTTTAGGCAACAACTAGCTCGGATTCAGGTGCAGGTAAAAGGTAATGAGTACGTAAAACAGGGTGGTAAATTCATAAGCGCCCTCCAAGCCTTTTACAACACAATAAGCAACTTCCTCAAAAAGCTCATTGGTCGCGCTCCTGTTGAACTATCTAACACAGACGTTTTCACCGAAGTAGATGCCCTACTGCAAAGAATCATAGCCCCTGCTGCTGACACATATGGTTCGGGTGACCTGCTGCAGAACTCTACCGACATAGAAGTACGTGACCTGATGCGGAAAATAGGTAACGTTCAGAAAGACTTCAAAGAACCCACTAAGAAGTTTCGGGAAGACTTTGTTAACCAAGCGGACAAGTTCCTGAAGAGTGGAGTATCTGGTAAGACACGCCGTGCCTTCTTAGGCTTTTCGCCTTCACAGGCTTTGGCAGACATAGCAGGTAGTTACAACAAGAAACTAGGTGATTTAGGTCTAGAGCTGCATCGGTTGATGGAAAAACAGCGTGGCGCACTGAACACAAAAGATAATGCCGCTGATGGCACCATGAAGATGGTTGATAATTGGGTTAAGAACAACCAAGACGTTGTGCCTCTGTTAGATGAAGTTATAACCGAAAGTACTTTAGAGGGTGTCGATCCGTCCAAGCCAAGAAGCACTTACGAGAAGAACAAAGAGAAGCTGGCTATATGGAAAGGGCTGCAATCTAGGTGGAACAAGCTCGAAGCAAGTGGTGGGCAAGATGTCTACAAAGGGATGCGCGATTCCTACGCCAAGTTGTATAAAGAATTACTTGCTGTAGTTAATAAACGGATTGATGACCTCAGCATAGACAAAGAAAGCAAAGAGAAGTTACGTAAGTCTGTATTCGACAAGATAACTGAAAGAGGGAGGGTAGATCCGTATTTCCCACTTATGCGATCCGGCGACTACAAACTTAGTTTCCAAGCCTATAACGAAGCAACAGATAGCACTGAACCTGTGTTCTTAATGTTTGAAACGCCTAGAGAACGGCGTAAGTACATAGAAAATGTTTTAGAGAACGACAACAGAATAGAGCGAGATAGTGCCGGTGAGTTGGTGTACAACGAATACGACGGTAATGATAGCCCGACTTACAAAAAGACTACTTCTGTCGGCTTCGTTAACGAAGTATTGGAGATTATGGAAACCGCTAAAGTAGATGCAGCGGTCAGAAACGATATCCTTAACTCGTTCATAGAAACTCTACCTGAAACATCATTTGCCAAGAACTTCCAGAAACGTGAAGGTATCGCTGGGTTTAACCAAAACCACACGCAGGTTATGCGGTCTAAGATCTACGACATTGGGCGACAAATTACACGGTTGGAATACACTAATAAGATAACAAAACTACGAGAGCAAATACTCGGCACTGATCCTGACATGCCAGATAGTGAAAAGTCTGCCATGCAACGGATGAGGGAAAAAGAAGGTACTCTCAAAGACCTACAAGATGAACTTGTAGCCCGTGCTGATTTTGCAATGCGTCCTCCTAAAGATGGTATCGCTCAAGCAGCTAACCGCGCTGCCTTTATATGGACTATCGGGTTTAACACTTCGTCTGCGTTGGTTAACCTCTCGCAAGTACCTCTCTTTGTGTTACCTATGCTAGGCGGTAAACATGGCTTCCGTGCTGCGGGTAAAGCGATTACTGACGCAGCGGGGTTAGTCTCTGGTACGTTGATGTCGAAATCTACAAGGCGTAGACGTATTAGAGGGATTGTCCCTTTCGGTAAACAAGATACGGTAGACGCCTTTGCTATGCCTTCCATCGACAATTTGTTTGAGATGGATGAAGCGGGTAACTACACTGTCCGTAAAGACATTGAAGGGTACGCGGAAAGACGCAAAGAACTCGAAGAGATCCTCCCATTAGTTCAGCTTGCCGCAGGGCGTGGACAACTTAACCGATCCTTGTTTGCGGATAGTTTGGGTCTAGATTCTTCTGGACGAGATAAGAACATTATCGATAGAGTAAGTTCTTGGTCAGCCTTTATGTTCCATCAGGTGGAGCAGTACAACCGTCAAGTAGCTATGTTGGCTGCATATAAATTAGAACTAGCCAGACTAAATGATCCCAAACGAGCTACCGCAGAAGAACAGAAACTATCGTCAGCTAAGAAAAAAGAACTTGCTGCTCAAAACGCTTTATATGAAGCACAACAGTTAAACGGCGGTTCAGTATTAGAGACTGCTCCCAGATGGGCGCAGAAGGGTATAGGTCGAGTCGCCCTGATGTACAAGACGTATGGTATTCAGATGTACTACACCATGCTTCGAGCGGCTAAGACCATGCTAAACCGTGAGAACGATCCTGAAATAAGGAAGGCAGCGTTCAGGCAATTAGTGGCTGTACATGGAACGGCTTTGTTCTTTGCAGGGGTACAAGGGCTACCGTTGTTCGGTGCCTTCACCATGATCGCAAACTTGTTCTTAGACGATGATGAAGACGATGCGGAGACCATCGTACGTAAGTACATCAGTGAAGGGTGGTATAAGGGCGCATTAACTGCATTGCTCGATGTTGATGTATCTCAACGTGTAGCTCTTACTAACTTGTTGTTTCAAGCAAACCGATACAATCGAGATGCTTCTCCAGAAGAAACTATAGGGTACTACTTAGGTGGCCCTGCATGGAGTGTAGGTAAATCATTTATCCGAGGTACGGGTGAACTTATCAACGGAGATATGCAGCGAGGTATTGAGTCTATGGTGCCGGGGGCGGTACGTAATGGCCTTAAAGCAATCCGTTATACAGAAGAGGGCGCACTCACCAGACGTAAAGATCCTATCCTTGATGACATCACCACAGGCCAGTTGTTCTCTCAAGTAGTAGGATTTGCACCTGCTGACTATGCTAGACGACAAGAGGAGAACCAAGGGCTTAAGCGTATCGAAAATACTATTCGCAACAACCGTTCGTCGCTACTCAGGAAGTACTACATCGCCATGCGTATGCAAGATTACGAAGAAGCGAGAGAAATCAGAAACGAGATGTTGGCCTTCAACAAACGTATTGGTGCTAGATTCCCGAAAGCAGTCATAACTGCCGATTCGGTAGCGCGTTCGATGCGATCTCACATGAAAACATCTGCCACCGCACACAACGGTATAGCACTAAGTCCTATGTTCCGAACGGCATTACAAGAACATTTAGAAGATAACGAACCAATAGTGTTGTCTGACTAGCTCTCTGTCTCCATTCGTTTGTGCTGCTCTTTATCTAGTATATTTAGAACAGTTAAGACAAACTGATCGTCAGACGCATCTAGTTTTTTCGTTTCGCGCAGTTTAACTAACGTCATCCACGCCTGTAACAAGTCACTTCTTGTCAGTTTCATAGTCATGAGTGCTCCTTGGATGAGGAGTTAAGAAACCCCCTCCGAAGAGGGGGCGCTCGTAGGAGCAGGAGGATGACAGAACGAAATTGAGAAGGAGGACGAACTGTCGAGCAAAATATATCACAATATTCTCCATATACGAACCCCTAGTTTTGCATCCTCTATCCTAACTCTAGTCTCTATACGCCAGCCTTTCTGTTCTGTTATTAACTTAACCTGACGTACTGTTTCAGGGGTATTGATGCACGGGACAAATATAGATGTACCGACACTCATCTTCCCCCAGTCTATTACAATCCGAACCCCATCAGGGGACAGATCATACGTTCTCAATACTCCCTTCTTCATCACCAGCTCCAGAGAACTGAACTACTAACACATCTGTCGGGGGCATATTTAATGGCGTACCCTTGCTTAGCCGCATCTTTATACGCTTGGCCCCCAGTTTTTCAGTAAGGTCATGTACAAATGCCGCATAGTTTATCTGCTGTTCCCCACACCATATCCGCAACGGTTTAGGTACTAGGTATAATTTATTTATATCAGTCTCATACCTAGCCACCAACCGGTTTCGGGGTATAGCTTCTGGGAGAATAATTGACTCCATAGGCGTACCGTCCTGCTTACGAAGGTCGCTGGTGCTTTTGATCCGCAGTATGTTGTCGTAGTGTTCATTAACATACTCATTCAACGTTTGTTCAATAGATACCGCCATATCCTGTGCCCTCGACTTGTTATCGTTAAGCATATCTATGGCCCAATTTGTAAGCGCAGGAATGTCAAACCGAATTAGGTCTAATTGACTAGCAATGACTGCCCCCGCCAAAGTCATAGTTGCATACACTGACCAGAATCGGTTTTCTGAGGAAAGCTCTGCTCGTCTATCTACCCTGATCTGTATCTCTTTGATCAGACGTTTCACCTCTTCAACATTGTTGATCACATACTGAACGAATATAGGTCCAGCATGCCCGTAACATTTACCTAATGCGCGACTGAATTCGTCAGTTTCTGATTTGTCAGAAGAACCCTTAAAGAGCTTTTCTGCACGTACTTCTAATATGCGCTGTGCCTCCGCATTAGGGTTATCTTTCTTCAAGCGGATACGTTCTATAAAGCTAGTATTACCTGTTGTTATCGCAAGTAAGCTCCATGATTCCCCTCGTGCCCGCTCTACGTTCCCTCCGCTAACTAACCTGTTCCTCTGTTTACCAGTGGTAAATTGCAGAGCCAAGGCACTCAATGCCTCGCTTTTGGCGTTTGTAAGTTCGTCAATTAGTAAGGGCAAACTATGCAGCACCTCGGATCGGTTCATCTGGCTGTTGCCCGTATCGCCTTGATTAATCACTAGCTCGCCGGGGTCACCCCATATAGACGCTGCTGCTCTCATGGCGGTGGTCTTACCTAGCCCAGAGTCTTTACTGTAAATATGTAGTGCTGCACACGCTATGTCATCTACAAAATGCACAAGTGCCGAACCGAACCCCGCACAGGTAGCAAATTGGTGTAATTGAAATCCGGGCCGGTTGTAGAAATCAATAACTTGTCGCCACTCGTCTAAGGTACCTTCAGGTTGAAAGTACGGGAACAGACTCATAGTAGTCTTCGACGGTGGGTTAAACCGCACCTCATCTTTCAAAATTATCTGGTTACCGAGTACAAACCCTGTGGCTTCGTCATCGATCCAGCCAAACTGCCTGTAGGCTTTATCTGCCATCTCTTTCTCCTGTAGTTCATTTACCCACGTTGTTACGTATTCCATAAGTTTATCTACCTTCGCTATAGCCACCCCGTGCATGGACATGCTCTTTCTAAGTTCTTCTCTAGAAGTTACAGACGTAAGCGGTACCGTAAATTCCCGCACACCATCTCTTGGTAAGTGCAAACGCAACACTATAGACTCCCCTAGTTCTATATCGACTATGCGTTTAACTACATAGAGGTCGTTATGGTAAATGCGTTCTTCGTTCTCGTTCCCCTCCGAATCCTGTGAGCGTATATAAACGCCGCCGTTAGAGCCGCGTAGGTAGGGGTAAGGATATTTAGGTATAACGAATGTGTTAATAGGGGTGTTAGGTAGATCTAAAGCAGGTGCCTCAACTACGTATTCTTCCTCTGTAGCTTCCTTTACACGCTTTCCGATATGCAAAGGCGATCTATATTTACCCCTATTTGGGCAGTGTAAACACGTTTCTGGCTGAATCTCTTCAAACCTAGCGCAAGTGTATCGTTTGTCAGAAGTTAACTTATCCCATTTAGCGTCGGTCTCTTCTGGGTCATACCCGTCATATCCCTTAGAGATCTTGTGAGCTTTTTCTCTGGACCCATCGCTACACGCTTTCAGTACCGACAATACGCCCCGCCAAATAGGTTCTGATACCTCGTTAGGGTTAGTTAACGCATTGTGTATTTGGGTGCAGCCATCTCCTTGATTGGTCTTGCGTAGGATATCTTTGAAACGATACTCGCGGTTTGACAACGCTGCGTTCATCACCGCGTTGGCTCCATCCAGTCTCTTTGTGGGAACTGGTATCACATCATTTCCGAGCGATCTCGAAAACAAATCAAAGTCAACAAGATTGGGTAGGTGTGCCCCAACAAAGTCTACCTCTGCTGGGATGTCTGGTTTGTAATTATGGGTTTGGGGTACCCGCAACACTCGTGCAGCGTCCGCCGTGACAGCGGGATCTGCTAAAAAGTTATTATCCGCACACAACTGCTTCAATTTAGTGGCTACAGGTAGCCAGTCATCTAAAGGTACGGCTTCGGATAACACCCAATAAACGTGGACACCACGCCCAGAGTTAATCATTAAAGGGCGTGGCAAATTAAATTTAGTACAAAATGTCTTTAGTTGAGATATCGCTTCCTTCTGCGATACAAAATCTTTCGATGGGCCACAATCAAGATCTAGAAAAAACGACTTCAAAGATTGTACGTTATCTACTTTACGTGAGTTAGCTTCCTTGAAACTAGCTAGTGCGAAATAAACATCATAACCCTTTGTATCCAAGTCCTGTGCCGCATCAATCAGGTCATCTACGGAATCAAAGAACTGCTGTGATCTTTTATCGGCAGATGATTTGGATGCAAATACACAATACGACCCGTTTTTCGGTAGCGCCTCCTTTAAAAATATAGCTGTTTCCATGAGATAGATCCGAAAGACACCACGGCAGGGGCAGAGTCACGCCCTTTTCGACTAGTCTAGCCGTGGATACTGTTGAATGAATGGGCTTCTTCTTGTTAAAGCCCAAATTAATTAGGACTAATCGTCCCAAGCATCAACAAGGTCACTCAGATCCGCTTTCTCTTTGGGAGCAGCGGTTTTAACTTTCATCGCTTTCTTCTTCGGTTCTTCGATGATGTCCTCCACATCATCTACTGCTGCCTCTACCTCCGAACTAGATTCGGTATCTAGATCAAAGAACGGGCTTTCATCTTCAGTAGATCCCTGACTGTCAAACCCATCAACTTCTTCAAACGGTGAAGACACTTGCATAGGTACGTATTTGATAACCTGTACGGCACGCAAACGAAGTGAAACCCCAGAGTCGCGCATGTGGTAAGGAATTAACACAACAGCGATATTTACCGTACTTCCAGTTGTCAGTTGGAAATCATCTGGCAGGATCTTGTTCTTAGCGTCATACTGCTTCGGCTTTGCAGTAACATCCTTTCCGTACGCACCCTTAAGTTTTGCCTTACCGATATACATACCGTCATCATCTTTGGTGAAAGGCACTGGGAACTTTTCGGGCCACTTAGCCTCACGTTTTTCCTTATAAGCCGTAGCCATCGCGGTCATTAATGCTTTCGCTTGCGTCTCGTTCATCTTGAAGGACATTTCGTATGACGCGCCATCATCAGTTGGGTCACACGGAACGCTTCGGTTTTCACTGCTGTCGAACTTATATGTCCGATTAATCCGAGGGTAAAGCGCCTCTACACCTTTAATTTGATAAGTCATTTATGTTTTCTCCAAACATTAGTCATTAAAAACGAAGCCATCTACTTCAGAAAATGGTGATGCACCCGCGTCCTCCAGTGGAACTACATTTAAAGTAATTGCTTTCGTAGTATCAGGATGCTTCATCATGGTCTGTATGGTTTCGTACTCCTGCTCTTCTAGTGGACGTATAGGTCTGAAGAAGAGTTTTGGTAAGTCGCTTTTAGGGTCGAAAAATATCTTCGTCACCACAGCGACTATTGGGGTGTTCTGCGCCTCTAAATACCTAGCGTAGGCTTTCAAAGGCATGTTCACCCCAATCGCGTCCCCAAAAATAGAGGGTGAGGATAGCTGTAGCTGATAAACTGTTTCCAGATCATCCTCTATCACTACGGCCAATCGTTGCACAAATTTACATGCTCGACTTTGGCCCGCACCGGACCCCTTTATGTTGTGGACACAATCTAAACAACGCCCCGCTTGCCTCTGTTCTGCTGGAACATCTACGGCGGGAGTGTCTGTATCTGAAGACCAGCAAGTCGGTAGCGCGACCTTATCAGGGTCATAAGCATCCGCGTAATAAATACGGGACATGTAGGCTACACCAACCACTACTACATTTACAGATTCTTCCGCTATTTCAGGCAGACCTTCAAAACGGCGGTTGCGTATACTGATTCTTTTGAGTGTCTCGCCCATTAATAGTCTTCATCTGTTTCTAGTTGAGGGACGGGTTCTTCATCACCGCTGATGTCATTCCAACTATTTGGTTTAACTTCCTCATCTTCAGCGGCAGTCAAAGCCTCGGTGATAGCGGCCAGATTGAACCGATAGGTTGAACCTATATGGATATAGGTACTTTTGGGGATGATCCCTGCTTTCAACCAACCACGTATGGTGGCTTGGTTTACCTTGAAATGTTTTGCAACATCTGCGATAGGGACAAAGGGGCTACTCATTTTTTGGGTCTCCTTACAGAGATAGTGTAGGTTGAATCCGAATTAAGCCCTTTCGGTAACTTATCGGGGTTTGCCTCTAGGAACTCACGCACGTTCTTCTGATTGAGGCGTTTGTCGAAGAACTCAGGTACCTTGTTATCGAGTATGAACTCGTACATCGATTCCCAGTCGTTCGTCCAGAAGCTCTGCTTAACCGTTCGGTAAAACAGCCCCTCCTCAGTCCTCACGCTATTGACGTTATGCTCTTTGCAATGCTCTAACAAAGCTAACTTGATTTTGTCACGCGCATCTGAAAGGCGTTGATATTCCTCATCAAAAGCCTTCTTTAATTCAGAACGTTTAGCAGTTATCTTTAGATAAACCTTGGTTAGCTTATCCACAGACAAATGACTATCCTCTTCCATTTCGATCTCCTTCTCTAGTCGAACTGTAGAATATAGTGTACTTAAATTAATTATGCAAGTATTTCGTTGTATAAGTCTATAATTTTTGTATGTATGTTTATTTTGTTATCAAGCATTCTATAAACGTGTTTTTCTATTGCAGACCCTTGTAGCTGTACCACAGTACACTTATGGTCTTGACCCGATCTGTGCACCCTAGCGTTGGCTTGGGCATAGGTTTCTAGTGAGCTTGTTGGCCCCCACCAGACCACCGTATTTGCTGCTGTCAGCGTTACACCGTGTGCCGCAGCTTGGGGTTGGATTACTAGAACGCGGGGGTCATCACTGATCTGAAATCGTTTGAATATGTCAGTTCGATTAGGAGCCGATACGTCCCCTCTAATAATTTCGGTAGTAATCCCATCACTTTTTAACTTCTCCACCAGCATGTCGATGACGTGCTTAAAAGGTACGAACACCAACACCTTCTTACTGGACTCATCGATGACTTCACGTAGGACTTTATAGCGATGCTTGATGTCGAACTCTAGTGACTCACCCTTGTCGGTGTACACTGCGCCACAAGATATTTGCAGTAACTTGTTCATGTTAACCGCCGCATTTGCTGCTGTAACTTGTTCGCCAGCGGCATCCATTACCATGCGGTCTTTCAGGATTTTGTAATACTTGATCTGCTGTCGAGTAAGCTCTACCTCACGTTTGGTGTACACCATATCTGGAAGGTCTAAGCATTCCTCCTTGGTAAAACGGATTGCGGGTTGCAACACTCTAAACACTGTGTCGGTAGCGTCCTCTTTCGGTATCCACCTGAAGTTAGTTATCTTGTGCATCACACGATCACGGAACGTACCGAAGAATCTAGGCACTGCTGATGGGTTAACAAGTTTAGCTATGCCGTATGCGTCCAAAGGACTTTGAGCTGCGGGTGTACCAGTCATCATCCACAACCACTTGTCAGGAGTGACGAGCGCATTAAGTGTTTTCCAACGTTTGGTCTGCGCGTTCTTGTAGTGAGTCGCTTCATCCACAATGATCAGATCGAAATCGTTGTTGGTGATGGCGTCCGATACGATCTCAACACCATCATAATTTATTACTACGAAATCACTGCCCGCATTAATTATCTGCTTACGTCTTTCTGCTGACCCATACGCTACGTCTACCGACCTGTGCATAGCGAACGTAAACAGATCAGCCTTCCACGCGGAGTCCATGATAGACAGGGGGCAGATAACCAATGCACGTCGAACATAACCTTCTTGCATTAAATAGTCTGCTGCCCAGATTGCACTAGCAGTCTTACCGGTACCTTGTTCATTGAAACAGAAGGCACGTTTGTTAAGCGTAAGGAAAGAAGCGGTAGTCTTCTGATGCTCGAAGGGAGCGTATTTACCTGTCCACTTGTACTTACCTTCGATGGGCGACGGTACCTTTATGTTAAGGTTCTTTAGAACTTGTGCTTCGTCGATACCCCACTTCACAACTACTTTATTATCTGCAAGCTCTTTACTGTTGGGTATAACAGTCGTTACTTTTTGAGGGTTACGAAGGCGCAAAAGAAGCGCCTTGTTGTTAATGATTTCCATCTTTCCTCCTAAAAGCCCCGCTTCGTCCACAGATGGGGCTAGGTCTGCGAAAATGCTACTATGGTGCACGGACTAACCTGATTTTTGTAGGCTCAAAACGTCACTTAACCTAATCGTAAGGATCGAAAAACCCACGTTGTTTATAGACGCATCAGGCTAAGCGTCTGGGAGATTTCTTCTTCAAGTTACGGCTACGGTTTGCGCTTCGGCTCTCTACCCGTACACCGTCTTTATTGCTACCGCCTCTTGCTAATGCTTTGTTATGGCTAACGTCTTTACCTTCTCGTTTATCCGCCTTGCCATTGTTGTTTGCATCTCTTCCAGTCCTATCCATATCACGGCGAGCCTGTTGCCGCTCCATACGCCGCTTGAACTCTGGACTACCGACTGGTTTGTTCTTTTGCTTCTTTCTGTCTTTCTTGTTTTTGTAAGGCATTTACCTTCTCCCGTTGTGCGGGCATTCTAGTACCACACAGTGCGCCCTACACAACCCACTAGGGTTAGCGTTCCACACATCTTTATCATAAGCCGATTCCATATTTGTAAAATCAGCCAACCATTTGCGCCACAACTCACCCTGCATGTTGAACTCATAAGTGTCTTTGACTAACTCGTTTGACACTACGAACATCAACCCGCCGCGCACTGTCTTAACATCAGGAAAGTGCTTGAAGGTAGCTAACGCCATCAACTCCAACTGACCTTTATCTGCGTAACGTGCGTTCTTACCTGTCTTGTAATCCACCACCCAAGCAGTTTCGGTCTCTTCATCAAGGATCACTAAGTCTGCAATCCCACGGAACCAAACGTCATCTGCAAAGAAGTCGCATGGTTCTAAATTAGCTGTCAAACCCATCTTATATTCGCATAACTTCTTACCACGTTTAGCGATAAGTGCGTCCAATGCGGGCTTGGCATAGTCAAACTGTGGAGGCAAGCGTACGTTATCCCGTACGTATTCTTCTGCTGCCTCATGAAACGCGGTACCGTAATACATGGCCTCCGTTTCTGGTTCCGAATAGTCCTTAATAACCTTTAAGTGGTAAAACTTCTTAGGACATTGCTCGAAAGATTTGATCTTACTGAAAGACCAAGGGTAAATACTCAAGTAATCTCTTCCTCTGGTAAATAATTATCAATTTCTGACAACGAACTAGCAACTTCACGGATGTCTTTTCGCTTTATAGTCATGTGCTGTAAGACAGGAGGTTCCTGTGTGTAATCTAGGTGGTGGATACGTACTATATACACGTCATCTTTTTTAAGTACGGATATGGAGATGACTTCTTCCTCCATCTCTTTCAGAACATTATCTAAATGTGACCCTTCTTCTATCTCTTCCGAATACATCAGGGTACTCATCTCTTCCTCAAGCTCCTCTCTAAATCGCTTTTCGTCTCTGTACTTTCCTAGATCAACTACCCGACCCATTAACAATCTCCATACGCTTTGCCAATACCAGACTCACAATCGATGGGCAGACCATCGGCCCATTCAGGCAACCAACGCATACACTCTTCAATGTACCGTTGTGCCTCGTGAACCTCCGCTTCTGGTACGCAGCACACAACAGAGTCATGCACCGTAAGTACAACGCGGTATCGCTCAGCAATTTTTAACATCTGCTCACCGATTATGCAACGCGCTACCGCCTGACATACGTTCTCGACAACTTTCCCACCGTATATCCGGTTTCGGCCTCGTCGTACCTTGTAGGTATACTCCACCCCCTTCTCACCCTGCTCCCCCCGCAAGTCCTCATACCGCATCTGTAAACCAGAAGGTAAGATGATCGCAGGTACAGCAGGGTCTATCCCTATAACACCTTTTATACCAAGCTCTGAGCCTACCCCCTGTTCCATACAACGTAACGTATGGCTGGCGTCGTTCCAGAACCTAGCTATGTGAAAATTTGTTTCTCTGTAAATGTTTATTACACGGCGGGCTTCGTCTAGTTCTATGTCGAACCCAAATGACTGCAACTGATCCTTGAACCGTACGGCTCCCATGCCGTAACCAGCCCCAAGAATTGTGGTCTTACCAACAAACCGCTGGTCTTTTGTTACCTCAGATTCCTCTTTGACGGCATAGATAGACATAGCCATCTTCTTATAAACATCTTCTCCGTTCCTGAATGCTTCGGTTAGATCATGCTGACCTGCTAACCAAGAAAGCACGCGAGCCTCGATCTGCGATGAATCACAGTCAACTATCATGTAACCTTCTGGGGCTATCATACTTCTCTTTAACTTCTTACCGTTAGGACCACGGCTAGGTAAGTTTTGGAGGTTTATCTTGTCAGATCCACCCCAACGTCCAGTGTGCGCTGCGTAATACTTGACAGGAACGGGTAACAATCCACGCTTAGATATATCGATGAACCGCTGCGTACGTGTTTCTTCCAACGTGCTTTTGTTACCGAGTCGAGCGTTGACCAATGTTTGGACACGCACATCTTCATGCTCTTGGAGTTCTTTGAAGGCTTCATCTGACTTGGCAAAGGCAAACGTTTCTTTACCTGTGGTGAGGCTAATCTTGGTGGGAGGTTTGACCCCCAGAATCTCAAGCAATCCAGCAAACTTAGGGTTGCTCATCAAATCTTCTTTCTCGACTCCAGCATCCAGTAACAACTTATCCTTAAGCTCTTTAGTGTCTTCAAGATGCTGTTCAAGTAATCCGAGGTCTAAATCCAGTACGGGTTCGATGAACATACGGAGGGTCAGGTCTATAATTTTTAATTCTTTCCGTGGAAAGTTCTTACCCATAAGTCCAAAAAGTTTATAGGTTAGCTCCACATCATTGATGCAGTAGTCACCGTAGAGTTCCAAGTCATACTCAGCGAAATCTAGTCGGCGCTTACCTAGCGCGGCCATAACCTCCGTCCCCTT